GGGAATGGCTCGATTTCGGAAAACGCGACGGCGCGCCAGCCGAGCGGATGCCATGCGACGGTCGCGGCCTCGATGCCGGAGCAGAGGGAGAGGTAGCGCGTCACGCCGCGCCTCCGGTGGCCTTGGCGATGGCGGTCATTGGGCAGCCTCTTTTACTGCGGCCTTGTCTACCTGGCGCTGCTTGTATTCCTTCAGAATCGTACAGCGGCCAGGAACACGCTCAAGGCGGCAATTCATCGGCGCTCCGCTGCCTCCGTGGTTCTTGCAGTGGCTCATGGGGCATGACGGAGGTTCAAGCGCACCGATAATGTTGAAGAACAGGCTGTGAATATCCCGGTCTGACATGCCTCGGCGCTCAAGGGCCGCGCGCAAATCGCGCACGGAGAACAGATGCTCGTTGTCGTCCCAAGGGTTGCGCTTGACAGCGCGGGCCACGGCCTTCTCCAGACGTGGCGTACTCAGTCGAAGCAATGTGCTCATGCTGCATCCTTGAGTTGCCCGGCGGCGCCGTTGTCGATCCAGTGCGCGCCGATCAGCCCAGGTAGTTGCGCCGGTAGCGCCTTGAGCGTACCGAAGATCAGGGCGGTTTCGATGTCCCCGACATCGGCCATGCCATCGAGCCAGTACAGCAAGTCTTCGCGGCCCTTGAGGTCGAGTACGTCGAAGCGATCCAGCACCAGGAGCTTGACGCCGGCCAAGTAGGACACAGCCTCGGCGATCATGGCGTCGGTGCGCCATTTCTCGGATTCGGAAATCAGGGCGTAATCGCGCAGCCCGTAGGTGATCCGCATGTCGAAATGAATCACGACCTGCTCCCACTCGGCGACGCCGGCAGAATCGTGCAGGCGTTCGTTGATCGGTCCCAGGGCTTCGGCCAGCAGTTCGCCAGGGATGCCGTCGGGGGCGAGCGCGTCGGCGATGTCCGCCCAGGCCAGCACGTCGGCGTGCAGCGATTGCGCCTGCTCGATGACCGCTTGCTGGCGGGCCGCTTGCTCGGCGATGGCGCGGTATTTGCCGGCGTCGGCGATCCAGTCGCCCCGCTTTTCCGTCAAATCGGCGACCGTGCGTTGCAGTGCCTCCAGGCTGATCGGCTCGGCGGTTTCCTCGTCCATCTTCCTCAGCCTGGCGGCAGCATTCTCGGCGGCGGCGAGGTCGCGCTTGTCGTTGGCGACGGCGCTTTGCACCAGGGCCAGCGCCTTTTCGTATTCGGGCAGTTTCGCCACGGCCTCGGCGTCCGGCTGCGCCGGGGCGTCGCCGGCGACCGGCTCGCCGTGCAGCTTGCGATACTCGGCCAGATGTAGCGCAGCGCGGTTGAGCAGGGAGGAATCCCAATCGACCTCGGGGTGATTGCAGGTCAGCTCGATAAACTCGGCCGTCACGCCAGCCAGCCCGCGCAGCAGGTATTCGCCATGCGCCTTGGGATTCACCGGTGCGACGCCGGCTTGGGCGCGGGTGATTTCGACCCGATCCAGCCATGCCGCGGCATCGGCCTCGTCATGGGCGAGCTTGGCCTTGATGCGCTCGATCCGCCCGGCCTTCTCGGCCAGTTCATCGCGCTGCGCGGCCTGCTGCTGGCGGGCCTGCGCCTTGGCCTTGGCGGCCCCCAGCGCCTCTTGGGCTTGGCCGAGTTCCTGTTCGACCTCCCGCATCCGAGCCACGGCGTTCTCAAACCGGGCGCTCGCCTTGTCGGCATCCATCGGCAGCGGGGCCGGCTGCCACTTGGCTGCCTTGTCCTTGCCCCAGGTCTCGCCGCCGGTCACGGTTTTCCAGGCGGCCTTGGCGTCGCGGGCTTTCGCCGCCGCTTCCTTCTGGGCCGAATCGAAGCCGGCGCGCAAGAAGGGGGCGATCTGCCCGACCTTGCCCGCGTCCAGCCCTTTATCGAGCATGCGCCGGGCGACGCTTTCGCCGTCCAGCTTGACGCCCATCAGGCCGAACAGGAAGGCGCGGCGCGCCTTGTCATCGAGCCGGGCGAAGCGCTGGGCGTCCAGCGCGTAGGGCAGCATCGGGTTATCGGAGTGGATGCCCTTGCCGGACGGCAGCACCACCGAGTAGGAGGCGTTGGCGGCGGTCACCTCGACAAAGCCGGATTCCTGTCCCTCGCTGACGAGAGCGCCGTAATCCTTCTTCAAGCCGACGCGGACGCTCTCGCCGGTCAGGGCCATGCGGACGGCTTCCTGAACGCTGGATTTGCCCGAACCGTTCTTGCCGGCGAACAGCGTCACCGGCTTGGTCAGCGCCACCTCGACGGCGCGCGCGCCGAGGATGTTGCTGATCTGGATGGAGTGGAGTTTCATGGTCAGGCAGCCTCCCGGTAGTCGCTATCGTCGTTTGCGGCGAGGTCTTTCTCCGGGGCCACAAGGCCGCCCAATTCCTCGTCGATCAGGAAGTCGAAAACCGTTTCCAGTTCGCCAACCATCAACGCCACGTCGGCGTCGAACGCTTCCTCGGCGTCCTCTGCCGATTCGGCTTCGACCGTCATCCTGTCGAGCGCGACCAGTTGCTTCATGCAGAGCGAGTCGTCGATCTTCATCGAGAGCCGCCCGCCGACGGTGATTGCCACGGCGCGCGGTACGTACCCGCTAGCAATGCGGCGCTGCATTTCGTCTTCGTCGAGCGTGATGCGCTTGTAGGTGATGGTCGGCTTGCGCGCATCCCCCATTTCCATTTCGGCAAAATCATCGACCGTCAGCCGATAAGGCGCATTCCCGAGCAGCCACTCGATCATCCGCCCGTTGATTGGCCGCTCGGTCACGATTGGCATGATCGGAAAGCAGCCGATCACGCTGCGAAGCGCCTCAAGCAAGGATTCGGCGCGCGCCGGGCTGCTGGTATCGACGATCAAGTATCGGCCGGCGAAGGCGGCCAGCGTGCGCCGGGCCTGGGTGAAAGCCCGCGGCAGAAGCTCTTCGACCACCTGCTCCTTGATTTCGCGCAACTGTTTCCGCCCAGGCTGGTAGCCTTGCTGTCGGGTAATTTCGGCGATGCGTTCCTCGACTTTCTCGGCGACGACGGCGCTTGGCAAAAGCCGCTCTTCCGTCTCGAAACAGATCAGGTGATGGCGGCCAATTTTGTGCACCAGAGCGTCGCTGGCGTGTTTGCACGGCTGGGCGAACCCGGCGGTGCGGGCCTGGGTCGGCTCGCATGGCAGCGCGGGCCTCCGGCCGAGGATGTCCGGGTCAATCCGGAAGCCTTCCGTGACGAGGTAAGCAATTGCATTTTTGAACACGATGTAGTCCTCGAAGTGGTGTTGTTCTGTTGGGGGCGGGCTGGCCGCACCCCTTCCTTACTCGATTCCCAGCCCGCCTTGGCCGCGCTCGCGGCGGGAACGGGTGTGTGTCTGCTCGCCCGCCGCCTCGGCCATTTCGCGGGCGTGGATGGCGGCCAGTTCCTCAGGCGTGGGCTGGAATCCGCCCTTGCCGGCCTGCTCGGCTTGGCGCAATGCCTCGTCATCAGGGTCGGCGGACTGAGCGTCGATGATTTCGCCGGTACCGGTATCGACCGTCCGCCCCCGCGTATTCGGCGCTTCGCCGACCTGCTTGAGCGAGGCCAGATCAACGGCGAATGAGCCATCCGGGCCGCGCTGTGCGTCGAAGGCATCTTCCAAATCCTCGGTGGTAGAGAGGCCCATGCCGAGTTCCGGCGCATAGGCGCGTTGCCAGAAGGCGGCGGCGCGATAAACGAACATCTGGTCGGGCATGGTTTTCCACTTGCTGCCGTTCTTGGCATCCCAGCCCTCGGCCTTGACCATTTCCCAGGTCACCCAGATGCCGTTCAGGCGTTCTCTGCTCTCGCGCTCGACCGCCCAGGCGCGGCAGCCGTAGTCCTTCTGGCCCGGCTCGCCCTTCCACTCGTAGCGCAGCGAGGAATAGCGCCCGCAGGCGTTGATGGTGGCGATCAGAAACTTGCTCGACCAGCCGGGCGTGCCATGAACGATGTAGAGGTTCTGCATGACCATCAACGGGTTGGCTCCGATACGCTGGGCCATGTCCATGGCGATCATGCAGTTGGCGAGATTGTCGTGGTACTGCTTCGGCACCAGATCGGATGTAGCGAAGGCTTTGGATACCCGCTGAATCAACTCGAAGGCTTGCAGGTCGAAAAAGCCGGCGCGGACGGCGGGCATGCTCGCCTCGCGCGGCGCAAGCTGCTGCTGGCGCATCGCGCCAAGGTCGGCGGTGTTGGTTTTGGCGTTCATGGCGAACAGTTCTCCTTGAGTAAAATCAGTCGTGGTAGCGGCAGCGTGAGCCGTAGGCCGGGCAATACTTCGCGCTGCACAGCATGCTTTTCGGGTTCGGCGGAAAAACCCCGTCCCTGAGCATCCGAGCGGCGATCTGGATCAGGCCGGGGTGTTCCTCGGTGCCGAGCAGCGGGGTTTTCACATCGGCCACCTCGCCGGTGGCGACCGGCGCTTCCTTGGTCGTTTGCAGGCCGATGATTTCGGCGGGGGCGTCCAGGCGCTCGCCGCTGGCCTGCTCGGCCATCAGGGTGTAGATGCCAAGCTGGATGTGATGCCCCTTGGTGACGGCGCGCCGTCCGCCGTCGGCGGTTTTTTCCGTGGCGCGCCCGCCGCTCTTGAGGTCGGAGATGCCCATGCGGCCATCGTCGGCAATACGGATACGGTCGGTCGTGCCGGTCACGCGGACGACGCCGTATTCGGTGCCGATGTCCAGCGCATCGCAGGCCAACTCGACGGCGGCGTAGCGCCGGGTCGGGCTGATTTCCTGGCAGTAGCGGGCCGTCAGCTTCACCGCGAAGCCGTCGGCCTCGTGGCTACCGGCGCGCAGACGCTCGACGAGATGATCGTTGAATTGCAGGCGCGCTGGCCGGCGGAGTCTCGCGCGGGCGATCTGCCCAGCCGTTCGGCGCTGCATCGCTACGGCGGCAAGCTCGACCGCCGCTTGGCGGCGATTCGCGCCAGCACCGAGGCGGCGGTGTTGATCCGACGGCATGCCGGAGATAGGGAGGATGCGCGCTCCGAAGCCTTGACCAGCATCGTGCAGACCGAATTGTTCGATGCGCTCTTGAATCTGCAAGAGGCCGAGGAGGATGTCGAACCGGAAAAGCGCATCGCGCTACTCTCAAAAGCGGCCAAGAACATCGCCACGCTGACGCGCAGCTCGGTGAACTTGAAGAAGTTCCAGGCCGAGGCCGAGGAAGCGGGGCGGAAGAAGCTCCTGGAAGAACAAAAGGCAAAGCTCGATAGCCTGGCGGTCAAGGGCGGCGTGACGCCGGAGACGCAGGCGGCGATTCGGCAGGCGCTTGGGATTACGTGATGGGCAAGGCGAAGTGCATCCCGGCTGACCCGAACGCCATCTTCCTGCCCTATCAAACGGCCTGGATCAAGGATGATTCCCGACTCAAGCTGATGGAGAAGGGCCGCCAGATCGGCATCTCGTGGTCCACGGCCTACAAGTGTGTGGAGCGCACCGCCGCCCAGGGCGCGCGTAACGATCAATGGGTGTCGTCGCGCGACGACTTGCAGGCCCGCCTCTTTATCGAGGACTGCAAGATGTGGGCCGGCATCATGAATATGGCGGCGAAAGACCTGGGCGAGGTGGTGATCGACGAGAAGGCCAGGATCACCGCCTATGTGCTGGAATTCGCCAGCGGACGGCGCATCCACAGTATGAGCAGCAACCCGGACGCGCAGGCCGGCAAGCGCGGCGGCCGGGTGCTGGATGAATTCGCGCTGCACCCTGATCCGAGGAAGTTGTGGGCAATCGCCTACCCCGGCATCACTTGGGGCGGCAATATGGAGGTGATTTCCACCCATCGCGGTTCGCAAAACTTTTTCAACGAACTGGTGCGCGAGGCGCGCGAGAACGGCAATCCGAAAAACATCAGCCTGCACCGCGTGACGCTCTCGGATGCGCTCGACCAGGGCTTTCTCTACAAGCTTCAACAGATGCTGCCGGCGGACGATCCGCGCCAGGCGATGGATGAGGCGGCGTACTTTGACCTGGTGCGCGCCGGCTGTGCCGACGAGGAGAGCTTCCAGCAGGAATACATGTGCAATCCGGCCGACGACAACGCGGCCTTCCTGGAATACGACTTGATCGCTGGCTGCGAGTACCCGGCTGGCGTCGACTGGACGGCAATGGAAAGCCAGACGCCGCGCCTGTATGCCGGGCTGGACATCGGCCGCAAGTCCGACCTGACGGTGCTGTGGGTGGTCGAGCAATTGGGCAGCGTGTTTTACACCCGGCACGTCGAGGCGCTGCGAAACATGCGCAAGTCAGAGCAAGAGGCCATCCTGTGGCCATGGATCGAGCGTTGCGACCGGGTATGCCTGGATTACACGGGCCTTGGCATCGGCTGGGGCGATGACGCGCAGGATCGCTTCGGCGCGCACCGCGTGGAATGCGTGACCTTTACGCCGCGCGTGAAGGAAGAACTGGCCTTTCCGGTGCGCGGCGCCATGGAAGATCGGGCCATTCGCATTCCACACGATCCGAAAATCCGCGCCGATCTGCGGCTTTTGACCAAGACGGTGAGCAGCGCCGGCAACGTGCGTTTTACCGCCGAGCGCACGGCCGATGGTCACGCCGACCATTTCTGGGCGTTGGCCTTGGCGCTCTATGCCGGCGCCAACCCCAGCGCCCCCATCGAATACATGAGCACCGGCCCGCGCTGGCCGGTCGCCGACACCAGCGGGTTCATTTATGGCTAGAAAAAACAATCGGAAACAGCCGCCTATCCTCGATGTCGAGGTTGCCAACCGGCTGCTCGATCCTTTCGAGACGCATTACCTCGGCGTCTTGCGGACCAATGACCCATTGCTGGTTGAACGCGGCGATGGCGGCAGCGCCGCCTACGACATCTACCGCGACCTGCGCCGCGACGGCAAAGTCTTTGCTGGGCTGCAAAAGCGCAAGCTGGCGGTGATCGGCCGGCCATGGCAGGTGGGGCCGGTGGATGAGCGCGGCCAGAAGGATGCCGAAATCGTTACCAAGATTCTCGCGCGGATGAATTTCGACGCCGCCTGTCTGGAATTGATGGATGCGCTGCTCTATGGCTTCGTGCCGGCCGAGATTATCTGGACGGTGAGAGATGGCCTGGTTGTGCCAGATCGCCTGATTGCGCACCGGCAGCGCCGATTCGTCTATCAGCAAAACGACCCCGAGTCGCCGCCCGAGCTTCGCATGCTGGTGAGAGAAGACATGATTCGCGGCGTGGCCTTGCCCGAGCGTAAGTTCGTGGTGCATCGGGTCAATCCGGATGACGATAACCCCTACGGAACCGGGCTTGGCTTGCAGTTGTACTGGCCGGTGTTCTTCAAGCGTAAAGGGATCGTGAGCTGGAACAAGCTGAATGACCGCTTCGGCAGCCCGACGCCGCATGGCAAGTATCCCAGCGACGCTAACCCGAAGCAGAAGAGCACGCTGTTCGAGGCGCTGCGCGCCATGAGCGACGACGGCGTGGTCATGACGCCACAGGGGATGGATATTTCGCTCCTGGAAGCCAAGGTCAGCGGCAATGTGACGACGCAGCAGGCGCTGGTCGAATACATGGATGACTGGATCGCCGAGGTGCTGCTTGGCCAGTCGCCGCGCGGCAAGGCATGGGGCGCGGTGGCAGCGGCCAGCATCGAGCGCGAGCAGGTGAGGATCGAGTTGAGCCAGGCCGACAGCGACCTGCTCTCCGAGACGCTCAACCGGACGCTGTTGAAGTGGATTTGTGAGTACAACGGTCTTGCGCCGTGTCAGGTCTATCGCGTGATCAAGGCGGACGAAGACTTGAAGATCGCGAGCGAGACCGACGTCAATGTGCAGAGCCTTGGGTTCAAGATGTCGCTGGATGGCGTGCGCGCCAAGTATGGGGAGCATTGGAATTTGCCGGCGGACACGGCGGCGCCTCAAGCGCCTCCCCCGCCAGCGGATGAAGGACGGGATGATGGCAATGCATCGTTTGCCGAGAGCGATGCGCCCATGCCGGGCGACGCCATTGACCAGATCGTTGCCGCCGAGCTGGCGCAGTGGCGCGAGGTGGTTGACCCGCTGGCTGAACCGCTGCGCGCGCTGATTGAACAGGCGGCGGCAGAAGGTCTGACGGCGGGAGAATTGCTGGCGCGCTTGCCCGGCGTGCTGGCGCAGATGGATGACGGTCCGCTGATCGAGGCGCTGACCCGTCTGGTCTATACGGCGCGTCTGGCCGGCAACCTGGGCGGCGAGCAGGTCGATGGCCGATAACAATGGCCTGACGGCGGCCGAGTTCGCCACGCTGTTCCGCCTGCCGCCGGCGGATGCGATGGCTTGGATGCGCGGACGCGCGCAGGCTGCCGTGACGTATAGCTGGCAGGATTTGTGGCTTGAGGAGCACAGCCGTCATTTCACCATCTCGCGCCTGGCCCGGCTCGATCTGTTGCAGGCGTTTCACGATGGCATCAGCCGTAGCGTGGCTGGCGATCTGTCGCGCCGGGACTGGATCAGGGATTACCAGCAACTGCTCCAGCAGGCGGGATGGTGGGGCGATGTCGAGGTTGTCGACCCCGTCAGCGGCGAGGTCGTTACCACCCGGTTCAACCTGGCCAGGCTGCATCTGATTTACGACACGAATACCCGACAGGCGGCTGCGCGCGGTCAATGGGAGCGCATCCAGCGGGCCAAGGCGTCGCATCCTTACTTGGTCTTTCTGACGATGGATGATGAGCGGGTTCGGCCGCTCCATGCATCCTGGCATGGTCTCGCGCTGCCGGTCGATCATCCGTTCTGGCTGTCGCACTTTCCGCCTTGTGGCTGGCGCTGCCGCTGCCGGGTGATTGCGATCACCCAGGAGGAGTACGACAGGGGCGTGCTGCCGAACGGCGTGAAAATGATCAAGACGGCTCCAGAGACGATCTGGCGCGATTTCGTCAATCGCCGCACCGGCGAGATTTCGCAAGTGCCGCTCGGTGTTGATCCAGGGTTCGGATCGATTCCGGCCCAGGGGGAGCGGCTGCGATTGCTGGATGGCCTGGTTGCTGAAAAACTCAAGTCCGCCATCCCGGCCATTGCGGCATCGGCCCGCTACGAGGGGATGACGCTGGAGACATCGGCGGCCACATTCGCGGAAAAGGTCAGGCTATCCAAGCAGGAAAAACAGCCGCCATTGATCCTTGCTCCCATCGCCGAGGCGGCGCTTGGACAGTTACGTGCACTCGATCTGCCGATGAGTAAAAAGGTTCCGCTCGACGCCAAAATGCTGGGGCTCGATCATGACGGCGTGCGCCACGCATGGCTGAAACACGGCGCTCTCGGACCGGCTGAAGATATAGAACTTGCGCGCGGCCAAGTTCCGATCACGGCTGCCGACATGGCAGCGTTCTCCGAAATATTCAACCGGGCCGAATTGATCCTCGGCAATCCGCCGAAATCCAGTGACGGCGCGACAATTGTCACGGGTAAATCAGTGTTTGGAGGGTATCGCTACGAATTCGCCGCCAAGGTTGGGCGTTACCTAGTAACACCATACACACTCTACAAGTGGGCGATCTGACGTGAATCCCGCCTGCCTCATGCTTTCGCCTTGGGCACAACGTCCGAAACGGCGGCGGTGTAAGTACATCATATACCATAGTAGCTATGACGATTACCGTTACTGTCAATGATCGTGAGGTTGTCGATCTTCTCGACAGGCTGCTAGCTCACACTGGCGACCTGACGCCCGC